AGTTGCGTCAGCGTATGAGAAAACACTGTCTACTGAAGCCTCAGTCCCAGTCACTACGTTGGGAAGGTCTTGGAATGTCCAGTTGTCTTCTTTGTAGTTATAGACTGCTGCACGGTTACAATGGGTGCCACTTGTATACAGGGCCATATCGTCGCCTGTGTTATAGCAGAAGTAAATCTCTTCTAGGGCACTGTTGTGTAGTACAAAGCATTGGTTGGTACGCGAAGTGTTCATGCCGCTGAAGATGTACTTACGGACCCTACCGTCACATATAGATTGGCGCGTGTTGCCATCAGTCACATAGATGTCGTTTTGATCGAAGACGTAATGGCGACCCTCTACTTCCACAATACAGTTCTGATTAATTACGCCGGCATCATCAAAGACCTTGCGGAAGTTAAAGATAAACGTACCACCAACAAACTCCATCATCCAAACTTGATCTTTAGAATACACAAGGAAATTTGCACCTAGTGTGGCACCGTCCATGATTGGTGTCTTCATCTGCACAAGGTCATTAAAGCCAGCACTGTTAGTAAGGTCAGTTTCGTCCCATGTATCTGGCACTTGGTTTGCCAGTGCAGGGTCAGAGAACCTCACACGATTAGGATAGCTACTGCCTGCCTCTACGGTGCCCAGTGCCAACAAGAAGTCACCAAAGGATCGAAGTGCAGTGGTTCTATAGTTGGATGGCCAGTTAGGCAGAACAGAGAAGCTAGTTGCGCTGGGCACCCTTGCTACAGGTACTTGGTCTGCACGGTTAACATACTGTACATCAGCTAGGGTGGTTGCTGTGACGGGATCAATGGTTGCTGAAGTGCTTGCATTAAACCTCTGAGTAAAGGTTCCATTAAAGAACTCATAGATGTCAAAGGTGTCATCAACAACCAACACAGTGTCGTAGCCAGAGTTGGCGGCAAGGCCATAGGAGAACACAGGGTTCCAGGGTATGGCATCAGACACAGCCCGGTAGACTGGGCCACGGGTCACATTGCCATCAGTGAACCTAATATTCTTAGCTCGTGTGTAAGCGTTTGTGGGAAGGCTGTAGGGGTCAACGTCAGTGACCACGCCCACAGACCCTAGTCCACGGATTGGTAGGTTAGGCATGGCCTGAGTTCCTTACTGTAGCTTAATTCTAAGAGACTGCCGGGGGCCAAGTTACTGTGCTTGGGAACCCAGATTGCTGGGGTACATCAAGCAGGGCTTGGCGATACACAGTCCACTCGTTCTGCTTGTCTGAGGATAGGGATGCCCAGCGCAGTGGGTTGCTGACTACTACATCTACCCCCACTAACAAGCTGTCCCTCTCAGCCCTTACTTGGGCAGCTAAAGCAGCATCAAGTTCATCTTGGGTGGGAGCAACGTATGCACCAAAGTCAGCACCAACGAGAGCTAGGATGGCAGCATTGTCGATTGTGGTGTCAGTGTCGTCTGGGTCTACAGTGTAGGGTATCCAGCCGTATGTGGGGTGGTTGATCTCAACGTCCATGCGCTGGTTGTCAGACTGTAGTGACTGTGCATTGCGCACTTCTGCTATCGTGATGCTCATTAGGAAATCCTCAAGAATACGGTGCCGCGACCATAGGTACTGGAGCCGTTGTAGGTCACAGAGCCCATGGCTCTCCAAGTGCCTGACATGGTGGTGTCCCCACGGGCCAACTGAGTTAGGTTGGCCGAGTACACCCAATTATTGGTAGTAACAGAATGGACTGCATTCACACCGCCACTCTGTAGGGTAGAGCCAGCCACAGATGAACCAGAGCTAATTGATACACCGTTGCGCACTAGGAAAGCATAAGTACCAACAGCACCAAAAGACGTTGGGCTGGTGGCTTGGGCACTTGTGATGTACCCAGCACCGTTGGTTAGCTGGTTGTTGTTTGTGATAGCAGCAGGCAGACCACCGATGTTTATGTTGCCGAGACCTTGGCGGTTTAGGGTCAACACTGTTCCGCTGACAGAGCCACCCGTCACATAGTAGTTCGTGTCGGTGCTGCCTGCGGGGAGTGACACAAAGCTAAAGTTACCACTGCCATCTGTCTGTAGCACTTGGTTGGCGCTACCGTCCGAGATACTTAGGTCGGTCAGGGAGCTGGGTATAGACGTTGTGTTGTTTAGGTTTGCCTGCGTGACAGTCACTGCGCCAGTGATGTTAGGAAAGGTATTCTTTATGACACTCTTGATAAGCCGAATGTGGTCATCAGCTTGCGCGATACCGTCAGTGGACACAGGGTTCGCAGGGACCAGAGAGTTGACGTATGTTCCATTTTCCAGAGCCATATCTATGGTTCCTCTTTCTTTTGTTTCTGTGGGGGACCTCTCGTTGACTGAGGCCGACAACAACAACAACAACAAGAACTTTAGCCCTGTTTTTTGAAGTTGCTTTTTGTTTCGATGGTGCGGGGGTCAGTTTTTGACTAGGGAACCTAAGCAAACGAGGGACGCTAACAGCTAACCCCTTGCAATCTATACGATCTATGGTGCGAGGGATGTATGGTCCCACTGTTGGGGGCCTATGTTATGAACACGAGGTGACATTAGTTTGACATTAGCGCTTGAGAAATTTGTCAGGCTGGGGGCTTGGACTTTTCGACAGAGATTGGGACAACCTCAGTCAACAAGTGGGAACCAAGGGACCAACACACTACGAGGAGCGGTGGTCTACCTTGGTTGTCCTAAGCAACCACCTCAGCAACACAACTACACACAGCAGTTGATACCTGACTGATACTGTAGTTGACTAAGGTAGGCTCTGGACGTTCTCTAGTTCTCTATTGATTGGTGTTATCAAGGTGGATGTTTCTTTGGTCGACTATTAGTAGGGAGGGGCCGGGGTATACTGGAACGCGTAAGGATCGAGGGACACTTTAAGGCTTCCCGCGACGGCATTCGGTCCGCTTCCTCTCCTATAGGGTTGTAGAAGCCCCCTTTGTGCAGAAAGTTTGACTCAGAGTGCAAATAGTTCTTGCGAGGGACTCACGATTGTGATTCAAGAGTAGTACGGAGGCCGAAGGCTCTACGTTTAGTTAGTGGGCGACAGGCCGCAAGGTGTGGCAGGGGACTGTAACTCCCCCTGTGTTAAACCAAGCGGCATATAATCGCAGAACACCAGTAACATTCGTGAGACTTCAGCACTCCTTAACCAAAAGGAGACTGATCGAATGACTAAAGCAACAGACCAAGCACTCACATCCATCGCATCCCTTGTCATTGGCATGATGGAAGACCACGGAGCCAACTGGACCAAACCGTGGAAGGATGCAGTTCGCCGGGCAGGTGATCCAATCAGCGCTAAGAAACGTGTTTACACTGGCATCAACCGTTTAAACCTTGGACTTATACTAGCAGTCAAAGGCTTCAACTCCCCAGTCTTTGGCACATACAAGCAATGGCAGTCTTTAGGTGCTCAGGTAACCAAGGGACAAGCAGGCTTCAAAGTCATCTTCTTCACACCCTTCAAGGTATCTGATGCAGCTACAGGCAAAGACAAGTTTGTTCCGTGCTTCAAGGCCTTCACTGTGTTCAATGCTGACCAAGTAGAGAATTGGGACGGCAGCTGGATCGAGGAAGACGATGCAGAGGATGTGCAGCAGTGGAATGATGTAGCCACAGCAGACGCTCTCATTGATGCAGTAGGTGCAGACATCCGCTACCTCAACCAAAACCGTGCATTCTACAGCCCATCCGAAGACTTCATTGCACTACCTTTACGTCAGCAGTTCAAGGATGACAGTGGCTTCTATGGCACTGCATTCCACGAGCTGGTGCATTGGACTGGCCACGAGACACGCGAGGCGCGGAGCTTTGGTGTTCGCTTTGGCTCCGATGATTATGCCTTCGAGGAACTGATTGCAGAGCTGGGTGCTGCCATGCTGTCAAACGTCACACAGGTGGACGCTACACCACGCGAAGACCATGCCATGTACCTCAACAACTGGATCAAGTGCCTCAAGGATAACCCCAAGGCAATCAGCAAGGCAGCAAGCCTAGCAGAGAAGGCAGTCAAGTTTGTGACCAATGCAGCAGCCCGTGCAAGTGTGGAGGTGGCAGCATGAGCAACCTAAAGCTACTGATGAAAACAGACATTATCGATACCGCAAGTGTTGAAATGTTCAGCACTAACTGTGGTTACGCTGTTCGCTATGGCTTGCAAGTTGATAGCAACTTAACAATTTGCGAGGCGAAAGCTCAGTACGATAACTGCATTGGACACGCCCTAGGTTGCTCGGAGTTGCTTGACGAAAATGAGGTGGCATCATGAGAACCTTTACAGGCATCCGCTCCGCACAGCATAGCTTAATGAGCATCCTTACTAGCAAAGGCTACCGTGAGGGCACATTGGCAGCATCCACACAACAGAGACTAGATGAACTGATAGAGTTCTGCGCTGCATACGAACGCCACTGCCTTGCCAAAACACTCCGTAAGCGCGCATCGGAGGTGGCAGCATGAGACAGGCCATCGAAATCATAGGTGAACTGATCGCTGTCGTGTGTATCTTCACTGTCCCCCTTCTTCTCTTGTTCCTGTGAGCCCAGCAGCGGCCAGCGTAACTCAATGCGCGCTGGCCATCTCGTGGGCTCACAGTGAACCACGGCAACACCAACTGAATGACAGGAGAACGACTATGACTAAGCAACTATCACTGACCTTCACCCTAGAAGACTTCAACAGTTTATACAGCGCCTCAATGCGCAGTTTCTTGAGCGAACAGCTGCCCCGCTTTGAGCTAGTCAAAGACCACCAAGGCCGCGCACTCTCGGAGACAATGGGTGATGAAGGTCGTTTTATGTACTGGTTAGACACCAAGTGTGACACCATGTTGGCCCGAAAGATACTTGAGGTGTCAGGCTATAAGGTCTCAGAGTTCTGGGATCTTGTGTATGCGGAAAGCAATATCGATGACGGCTGGAACCAGCCCCCTCATGTTTTGGTTACAGACTACGCCGGCCGATACATTGAAGATCTGGAGGCAGTAGCATGAACATCCAGCAACCCGAAACCACAGAGGATGCCCTCAAGCTGGCCCTCTTCCTCGCAATCACTGCGCCTACAGACGAGAAGGCCACCGACTGCATGAACATGGCGCATAGCTTTGCTGAGTGTCTGACTGATGGTGCCATCGAAGTGGCAATGGCTAAGGCGCAAGTGATGGCCACAGCCCAGCGCAAAGAGGAGATGACACAATGAGCAAGCGCGTCAAAGAGCTGATGATCACCCATGATCAAGCACTACTAATGGAGAGCCTTTTGGACCTCAGTATCCAAAACGACCGCGAAGAGGCGTCCCGTAGGGATTGGGTGCCATTCCATGATCCAGAGGCCATGCAGCGTCACGCAGACCGGGCAAAACTCTTGCAGTATGTCAGAGAGCTTATTCACAGCGTGGAGACAGGTGACGCATGGTTTGAGGAGATGACAGAAGATGCTTGATGACACCCTAGAAAACATCCTAAGAGAAATTGGTGTAGCAGCCCAGCGCTCACCGCTTGAGCAAAAGCTGATGGAGCAAGACAGCCGCACCCAGTACCTCGCTCCAAGGTATTACAATGAGCCTATCCGTGACGAGTTTGGGGAGGTGTGTTTCTGATGGCCACTTTCTTACAATTCGCACAAGCTGAAGCCCCCCGCCTATGGCACGGCCAGCACCTCAAAAGAT